GGGGGAGAGATCAAGATCACTCATTGGATTCTTCAACTTTCTGTGCAAGGTCAAGTAGATAACGCTCTGCGAGGGCTAGACCCTGAATAATCCCGCAGAGTTTTTGGTACTCTTCAAAAGTACGGCACGAACCGCCAGCCAAGTCATCGGCATAGTTGTTCATGTCAGTGCGTATTTTTTCACGTAATACGCGTACGAAGTCTTGGATCATGATTTAGGCTCACGTTGTTTGCTGCTGTTTGAGAGCGCAGCAGTACGCGCTTGTAAAGCCATTTCAGCCTTATTTTTTGCGATGTCAGCACCCATCTGGATACCGGCACGTTCTTGTTCAAACTGTTGCTTGAATTCGCTCTCTTTGATTTGCGCACCTGTGCGAAGAGCTTCCAACTCCAGTTTGCCGCTGACTTCTTGCTCTTTCAAAGCCTGTGAGTCGGCCTTGGCAGCAGCGTCCATCATGATCTTTTGTTTCTTCAACTCCAGCTCTTGCGCTTTGAGTTGGAGTTCCTGCATCTGCAACTGCAAGACGGGGTCTTTCATCTGTTGCTGTGCCTGCGCTTGTGCAGCCTTGGCTTGGTTCTGCATCAATACTTGTTGAGCCGCTTGAGCCATCATGCCGGACAAAGCAATCTCAATCTGTGGTGGCAACTTCTCGTCTTCGGGTGGCAGAGGCATACCCAACTGTTGCTCGATCTGCTGGCGCATCTGGTAACCAACGTGCTCTGCAATGTGCGCAGTGATTGCGCCCATGATCTTGGGAGCCTGTGGGTTCTGACCAATGAATTGCTGCATCATCGGGTCTTGCATCAGCATCATGTGCACTTGAATGTGCGAAGCGTGATCTTGGTGTAAGAACGCCTTAAGCGGTTTACCCTTAAGCGCATTCTGGTTCTCCTGCACTGGGTCAATTGGTTTCTGATCGTCCTCAATTGGCACAAGCTTCTCAGCGTTCTTGATACCCAAGACGCCCAACATACCGCGATGAAGTTCTGGCAAGTTATAGATGTCCGGAGCCATCTGCGCCATCTGAATAACCGCTTGGTACTGGATAACGCGCTGAGACATGGTCGCAGCGTTGGGGTCTGACACGGGGATAACATCCACCAAGTCATAGTCGGCTTTCTTAGCTTTGCGAGTGCCGTACTCGGGTGTGTATGTGTAGTCCGCGTCAGTGTAGTCGCGGATGATGTTCTTCAAAAGCTTGAACTCTTGCTTCAGGGCAAAGTGCACACGAGCCTGCACCGCTGTCATCACCTTTAACTGCCGCTCAAGCAATGCAAGCGTTGTACCGACAGGCGCGTTAGCGCTCATGTCAGATACCTTCATGTCAGCAGTCGCAGCAAAGCGGCGACCTTCATCAACGATGGTCTGCATCAAGTTAAACAACGTCTGGCTTGGCTCCTTGTACGGTAGCGGCAAGATGTTGTCGCGGATCGTGCCCGAGCCAACGTCTACGTCACGGAACTCTCCGGGTGCGATTGGTGTGTCGTCACCTTTGATTCGCAGGCCGCGTGTCTTGAGTCCACCGGGGAGATTGCTGAGTGTTCCTGCATCGACGAGTTGTCGCATGAGGGAGGTAGCGGATTTAGCAAAGCCTCCGATAAGATGGAAAAGCCCGAAGCCGTAAGCTCCAAAACCCGGGATATATTGGTAGTGCACAAAATGTTGGCGCTTGAGTCTGAGATCATCATCTTCTTTCCAGTTGCGGCGGATTGACAGGATGTCGTTAGAGCCTTTAATCAGCGTGACAACGTACGGCAGCATGATGCCGGTCTCTTCACCAGAGTCGTCCTTGTCCTCGTAACCTTCAAGGTTCAAGTCAACGTGGCACTCATACAGGGTGTAGCGGTCGTCATTCAAATCACTAAAGCCAGTCTCTTTATCCTTGGCTTTCTGAATGTCTGTCAACTCTTTTGGTGAGTCAGGCAACTCAATATCAAGATAGAAGCCAGCTTGCTGGAGCTTGATGATCTCGTTCTTGGTCTTGCGCATGACGTGCGTGATGCGATAACAAGTATCCAGATCTGTTGTGCCGTACGGCAGATACATATCTTCCGCAGGAATAAACATAGACACTTGACGTCCCAAATTGGGATCGTAGTACACCTTCTTAAACGCTGAGCCTGTGGCTGGCAGTGACCAGAGCATGCGCTCGTGTTCAGCGCGGTACTCCGTCATGACTTCCGTCAACTCGTAGTTCATGTCGTCTTCAACGTTAGACGCCACTTCTTTCATCTCCGGCGTTTCTTTGCCGATGAGTTTGCTACGCACAGGCCCTTGGGCTGGGAACGTCTCAGTGATTGTCTCGGCTTGAAAGCGCACAACCGCTTCTGTAATCATTGGGTGGAACACACCACACGCGCCGTTCCACGGTTCCGTGCGCTCTTCAATCTGCAAGCCAAGCAGCTTCAGACCGTCAACGTACGTCTTCTCCCAATCCTTGCGGCCATTCTTGTCGTTGTCAATGTCAGACACTAAGTCCCCTGCCAAGGATTGCAAGGTGCCGTCTTTTATGTACTCGGCCAAGTTATCACTGAAATCTTCTTCGCCGTCATCTTCTCCGGGCGTGATGGTGATCTCTACCCCGTCCATACCAATGGTGACTTCTTCGGGATCAACAATCTCAATCTCAAGAGGAGACTCCTGCTCGCCCAGCGCGTCAATGCCCATTGGTTGTTGGTACAGCGCTTTATCAATATTCGTTGCCATGTGTAGTCCTAGTAGTATTCATGTTTCCGGCGGCGAAAGATCTCAAGGTCGTCTTTCTCATCCGTGTCTAAAGCAATAAAGCCACCTTGCCTGAAGCGTAGCAGCGCCTGTGTTGTTGTATCCACGTAGTCGTCGTGCTCCCCAACTGGGAACGCGGCCAACTCTTCAATCACTTCCCGTGCCCAGCGTGTGTCAGGTGCCCAGACTTTACCACTGCTGAATAAATCCGCAACAGCGTTCACACGCACCATCTTGTCGTTACCCCTTGATGGGCTGAACTCCTGCACTGGGATTCCCAACGCCCTGAGTTCCTGAATCAACGGCCCCCCTGATGCCTTTTTCTCCACAATGAACGCATCAGGCTCCCACTCCTTGTATTGCTTAAGCGCCACCACCTTAAGCTCAGGGAAAGCCATACGATCTTTAAACGCATCCAGTAGGATAAGCTGGGGGGAGTCATTTTCTTCCTCGTTATAGAAGATGCCCCACGTTGTGCAGGCGGAATAGTCGGATGTGTTCTTGGTTTCAAACGCCGTATCCCACGACTGGATGATGTATTCACACTTTGGCGGGTCATCCGGCTCCCAAATACGCCACATCTTGCGCGAAACGATGGCCGAGTTCTCCGATGTGGGCTGCTGCATGTACTGCGCGTTCCAATAACGCGGGTCAATCGACGCTTTTGTAGCTTTTAAGCTATCAAGTGGCCACTGCTCGGGCCAAAGTGACTTCTCGTTGTCCTCGTCCTCGTTCAAAATGGCCGGAAGCTCCACAATCTCCCACGGAATCGAGTCAGGATTCTTTGACTGGTAGTCAATTAAGCGCCCAGTCAGATCTAACAGCGACCAACGCGTCATCACAATGATGATCGCACCGCCCGGCATCAGACGTTGGAGCGGGCCCGTCTGGAACCACGACCATGCGGTATCAAAAGCCAGTCGACTATTGACTTTAACGTCCTGCTCGGAATGAGGATCATCAATAACGAACAGATCAGCACCGCGACCAGCAAGAGCGCCCCCGACACCAGCAGCATAATACTGACCGCCAGCGCTTGTAGACCACTTACCGGCAGCTTTCTGATCGTCTGCCACCAAGGTTTGCGGAAAAACATCACGGTACTCCTCAGAGTCAATCAAGTTACGTACGCGCCGACCGAAGTCCTCCGACAGACCCGCAGTGTGCGTGCCCATGATGATCTTCTTGTTGGGATACTTGCCAAGGAAGTACGCTGGGAACAGGTAAGAGGAGAACTCAGACTTACCCATACGCGGCGCGATGTTGATAATCACGCGCTTTTTCCTGCCCTCAACCACGTCCGTAAAGATCTTTGCCAGCTTCCTGTGGTGGGGGCCAATCTTAAAGCCGGGGTACACAGATGTAGCAAAGCCCAACATGTTCGTCTTAGCTGCTGTAAGGCTAGCGCGACGTTCGCGCACCTCTATATCGTCAAGCAACTCAATCTTGTCTTTCAAACTCATGAACGGCAGCGCCTTCTGGATGGCCTCAAGCTCCACCTTGCTGATAGAAGTGAACTGCTCAAAGTCCATCTGGCCCATCATTCTTCTCTTCTGGACTATCGTCTGGGCGCTCGGAAACGTCCACCACGTCTATCACTCCCATGAACTTGGCCAACTTATCTTTGATGCGTTGCTCAACTTCAGCATCCGACATCTCAACTTTCTTGACCTCAATCTGCTCAGTAAAGAGCCCCACTTCCGTGACTTTGCCAAGCGCGATCAGGGCTTTCAGACGGATGTTGGCGTTGGGGGACTTCGTCTCTTCAACCAGTTTAGCTACCGTGTAGCCCCTGATTTCCTGCGCCATATCTATAAACTGCCAGTCGTACGCAGCCAACATACCTGTTAGATGTCTTACTGCCGCTGGGGTTTTTAGTTCTGCAAGGCTAGCCTTTTGATCGGCGCTGTCAGTGTTGGTAGTCACGGCGTTGAACGCTTTTCGCGCAGCCTGTGTCTGCTGTTGGTTAGCAACCACTTCGTCGTCATCCACACCCAACTCTGCTAACCACTGCTCTGTGGCAACTTGCGCCGACAGAACATCACTGGGCGTCGCGTCGTCCAGTTTTTCAAAGCTATCCCGAGTGGTGACCTCAGGTTCAAAATGCACCAAGTGATCTAACATGCGTAGGAATCCTTTTCAGTTGCTTCCTCGTTGGCGAGAGTGTACACTCCTTTTCGGTGAGTGTGCAAGCGTGATATGGCCTTTGGCCAAATTCACTTTGTTCATTTGCTTCTCCTTGATGGTTTCCAGTTGCCATCTTTGCCCCGGACTAAACACCCGGGGCTTTTTTTCGCCACGAGGTTTTTCCAAATTTTTATAAAATTTTTGGGGGCACTGTGTTTTTGTACAGTGGGGGGTACTTCGGATTTTTTTAAAATTGAATCGTGGTTACGAAACAGTGTTCACACCATGACGCCACGGCACACCCCAATAGGGCTTGGTGGGGGTATGGTGGGGGTCAAGAGTGGAGAACTCTCCACAATG